TTGGTACGGCCGGACCCGCTTGGCTTTGGCAAATGCGCGAAGTGCCCCTACGTGCTGACAGGTACGGCTGAAATCTGCTTTTCATGCGCAGCGCAAACCATGGAGAATCTTGCCCGCCGGCGCTGCGAGGTCTGCGACCATCCGACTGAAGGCACATCTTGCGGGAATCCGGTTTGCGGATGGACAGATCGCTTCTTTGATCGGAACTACGCCATCGCCCAGGATTCGAGGAAGCTGAACGAAGTAATCCGGAAGTACAAGTACAAAGATGTTAAGGGGTGGGCCATCATCTTCGCACGGGTTCTCGTAGGCTACCTAGACGCCAATCGCGCGTGTTTCTCGGGTTACGATCTGATCGTGTCGAGTCCGACCTATATTGGAGGACGAAGGAGCTGGGACCATACAGGATTGGTCTTGGAGCAAGCGGCTGAGCAAACCGGAGATCGCTGGCCATTTGATAGCACTCCTCGAGCCATTGTGAAGGTGAGAGACACTACCCAGTTGGCGACCCAGAAATGGAAGAAACGGCACGAGATTGCGACTACCGAGGTTCGGCGAGCTCTCTCAATTCCAGATCCCAGGAAGACGCGAGGTAAACGAATCCTCGTGTATGACGACATCTTTACGGATGGGCTGAATCTGAATGAAGTCGCGAGATGTCTACGAACCGACGGCGGAGCCACGACGGTGTCGGGAGTAACCCTGGCGAGGCATATTTACACCGCAAGAGCTTGACTCTCATCCCCGATCAAACTCCCACTCGACCTCCCGGATCGCGACGTGGGTTCGGGAAGCCCCGAATGTCCGGATGATGACGCGCAGATGATTGTTGAGCCGCTCGAGCCCAGACTCCGCGATCTCGTCCGCCTCGAGGTAGGTCCACGACGTGCCCGTCAGCCCAGTCTCAGTGTGGACCAGCGTGCCGAGTTCCCCGTAGACGAGGACGTCGTACTCGGTCCCCGGCTCCGCCGTCGCCGTTTTCCCAGAGTCCGCATAGCTCCACGATCCCAGTCGATTCCTGTGCGACCACGATACTGTGAGTTCGCCGGTGATCGACGCCGGATAGCTCTCACCGTTGAAGCGAACCTCGGTCGGGCAGTAGACCTTCGCCGACCGCGCCGGTGTGGTCGCCACGACCTGCGACGTCGGACACGACTCGAAGGTGTACTCGCTCTGGTTGTTGTAGGATTGGAACCGGATGTCGTTGTAGACGTCGATGATCGGAGGCACCGGCCCGCGGATGTTCACGATCTCGCTTTCGTACGAGATAAACCAGATCCGGGTGCCGGCCGGGAACGGTGTCGGCGCGGTATCGAGGCAACCGCGCGCGATGACCTGCAACGTGATGTCGCTCTCGCCTTGAACCACGTTCTGAAAGGCGATGAACTCCTCGATCCCGTCATGGGACAGCCAGGCAACGTTGACGCCGAGGGAGAAGTCGGGGGCGCTGACCGATTCGATGAGGTCGGTGTCCAACCCCGAGGCCACGACGATCTCGCTCGTGAGTTCGTCGATCGCCGTGCCGAGGACCCCGGACGGCGTGAAGTGGGGGATGTCCACTGGCGGCGCCCATCCGCCCGCGCCGTCGGCGACATACGCCCGGTAGCCGAGGGAGATCCCGGTCACCCCCCGCGCGGCAAGCGTGATGGCCAGCTGAACGTCGGAACCCACGTTCCCGTAGTCCTTCACCGCCTCGTAGGGCGCGGCCAGGGCCACTTGGTCCGTCAGCGCCGGCACGTCGCCGGAGGGATCTTCCCAGCCAGAGGCCGGCGGAGCTGAGTAGCCCGTCCAGTCGACGGCGAAGATGTCCTCCATCGCCTCGATCTCGACCTTCCCCGAGTCGAGGCGACCGGTCCCAACCCGGACCACGCGGCAGGCCATACCAGCGATTCCGAGCGGGTCCCAGTCGAGTTTGAACACCGCCCCCGGCCGAAACGCCCAGGCCGAGCGGTCGGCCTCGATGGTGATCGTGGCCAGGGGATAGGCCAGGGCGGCCAGGGCGCGCGCAGCCGCTTGCTGGGCGGTTGTCGGGTTGGACAGTCCGCGAAGGGTGAGCTCCTGGAGAGAGACCTCGCCGCCCTGGACCTCGATCCCCGCGAGGTCCTGAGCCTGGGCGGTCTTCTCGATGAACCCTGCGTCGCGGCTTACGTAGCCGACTCGCACGCTGTTCTTGAGGTCGCCCCAAGACGGCCGGGCGAACGATTTCACCGTGCACGAGTCTGCATCGAGCACCGGGATCGTCTCAGGATCGTAGTCGAACCGGATCAAGCGGATCGTCAGGAGCCCGGTCGTGGGCTCGACGTACAGGACCCCGTCGATGTGACGCAGGATCTCGAGGATGAGGTCCTTCGCCGTGGTCCCGCGATCCTGCAGCATGGAGAGCCCGAGACCCTCGGCAGCCAAGGTCTGCCCGACTGACCGAAACGCCGCCATGTCCAGGAAGGCCATCGGCAGCCCCAGCCCATTGTCCGAGGGCGCCGAGATCAGGATGTCGTAGATCATGGCCGCCGGATTGGCGTCGCCGCCGATGTTGTGGGCTTCGCCGGTAAGCCCGAGTCCGTTGGGGCAGCGGCGGACCACGAACGAAACAGCCTTGATGTAGGGCGTCGTCCCCAGGTAGACGCGCCGGAACACCGCGTAGCAGACGCGCCGCCAGGCGGGCAGGTTCTGGCCCAAGCGGGCCTTGAGGTATGTGTCAACCGGCTGGGTGGCGGTCCCGTGGTAGACGTAGACGCTGCCTCTGATCCCGCCTTCCGAGTTGTCCCCGCCGAAGAAGTTCCAGGCGTTGATGCTGATCTGGGTGAGGTCCGGCACATGAAGGTAACCGGCGGCAGGCGTCCTGTCGTCGAACCGGATCTGCAGGACCTCATCGATCTCGCCGCTGCACAAGACCAATTGAATGCCGAGGTAGTAGCGGTAGCCGGTGGTGATCTTCTTGGAGGAGAACAAACCGGTCTTGACCTTCTCCGTGATGGCCTTGATCTGCAGGTCGCCGTACCACGTGACCATGGGGCCGGCGAGTTTGCAGGTTCCCCAGACGACAGGGATGGACCGCCCCTCGCCGATCGTGGGAAACTGAAAGTCGCCCAGGCTGGACGGCGTCGGCGCGTCGAACTTGGGCTTGGGGCGCAGGACGTCGTACAGGACCGTGCCGACGATGTAGACCAGGGCCAGGATCCAGAAGGCCATCAGTGGATCCTCCCGTTGAACGGGTTGCGGCTCGGAAGGCGCGACCAGCCGAGATGGTTCACGAGGTTGTCGAACTTGTCCCGGCAGGTGGCCTCGAGGTGGTCGCAGCCCCAGTAGGCCCAGACTTGGTCCAGGGAGGAGAGCCCGGGCATCGGCGAGATCAGCGTGACGGTATCGCCCTGGTGGTCGGCGATGAAGCGGGTCTCGCCGGTGGCCGATTCGAGGCGTCCCCCACGAAACCACTGGTCCGGTCGCAGAGCGAACCCGTCCGAGACGACGGTCGCGCCCGCGACCGAGGTGACCGTGACCTGATCGCGGCAGGCGGTGGGGTCGGCGCCGCACGCCGCCGAGTAGAGCACGTGGTTGCAGGGGGTCTGCAGGGCCAGGATCGGCACCGTGCGAGCCAGCATCGCCATCAGGCTCGCCCCGATGAGGATGGCCTCGGACTCCTCGAAGCGGGCGCGGATCACCTTGCCGCTGAAGATGCTCACCGCGAGTGACTCCTCGCCGCGGTGGGCGCGGTAGATCGTCACCCAGACCGGCGTGGACGGCAGATCACCGATGAACAGCGCGGCCACGGGATTGGCGCGAGGCAGCGTCAGGTTGATCGTCTCGCCCGTGTCCTCTTGCGAGAAGTCCAGCTCGCTGCGCGTGATGGCCTCCGGGGCGAACACCCCCGCGGGCAACTTGATCGCTCGGTCGGCTGAGGTGTAGAGCCATAGGTTGGTGCCCTGGGCGAACCGGAACCCCTCGACGGGCTGGCCCAGGTACCGGCTCTTCTCGCGGTCGTCGTAGCTCACAGCGGGGCCTCCAGGGGAAGTTCACGGACCCGGATCGTGGCCTCGGCCACTTGGGGACTCGGATAGGAGATCTCGATGCGATCCTCGTCCAGGCGGCAGAACTTAAGGAATGACAGCACCGTCCGCTCTCGGGTGTAGTCGCGCTGAGCCACCGGATCGAGAGAAAGGATTTCGGTCTGGTAGTTCGCAGGATCGGTCACGTCAGCGATTTTGCAGTAGTCCATGGTGCCGTCACCGAGCGACCAGATCGCCAGGTGCCGCCTGGCCCCGGTCGTGCCCCACATCTGCTGCTTGTACCTGATCCACCGTATCGTGGCGCTGGACTGGTTCTGCGCGACGTCTTCGGCCAGGGCGAGGTCCCACTGGAAGCTGGGCAGCCAGAATGGGACAGCCCGGCCCCGGCGGTCGTCCAGGAACGCGCGCATGGCGGAGATCTCGCCCCGGCCGATCGCGGTCCAGGTGAACGGGCGCGTGGCGGCGGGGGCCGGGGCCTGTTCGTCGGCACTTCGCCGGCCGGTCTTCGAACTCAAGAGTACGAACTTCCGCCGCAGGCGCTCCTCGAACGCGCCGGCGCGGTTGTAGTTGAGCTCCAGGACGTCGTAGTCGAGGTAATTCATGGCCGGAACCCTTCGATGTCGAAGGTGAGCGACGTGGACCCGATGGCCAGGGCGTCCCAGGTGAAGCCCTCTTCGCTGGAGAGCCGGCCGACAACGATCGGCAGGACGACAGTTGGGCCTGCGGTCCAGGATTGGATGAGGCCGAAGCTGAGGACCACGCGGTCGGGCAGGATGCTCTCGATGGTCTGAACCTCCCAGTGGTAGGGATCGGTCCACAGCAGAACCGTGCCGCCGGGCTCGAACGGGATGTCGGAGGTGTCACAGACGACATCGTGATCGCCCGCGCCGGCGTCCTGCAAGAGCCGTGTCTGGAACTGCCAGCGTCCGACCCCGAACGCCCGGGCCTGGTTGCCGTAGAGGATGGCGCCTGCCATCTGGGCATCGCGCAGATCGTCCAGGAGCGTCGAGTAGCGGATCGTGCCCACCGGGACGGCGCGTAGCTGGATGCGCTGCTCCATGCCCCGGTAGGAGACGATGATGTCGGTCAGAAAGCCGAAGGTCTCGCTCACCGGCTGCGCCCAGTTCGGTGGGAACGGGAACGGGATCAGCCGGAACCCCAGCAGTCGAAAGTTGGTACCGAGAGGATTCTGTCCGGTGAACACCCAGGTGATGAGGTTATCGATGAGGGCGTCGCCGTCTGTGAGTACCCTGACCAAGTAGACCTGGGAGTTGGAAGCCGGGAAGTGGGCCGGCTGGCCGAGGTGGTCCTCGACCTCGATCCCGGTGGGACCGAGGGCGGTGATCTCCTCGAGTATCTGGGCGCGATGGATGTCGGCGTTCCAGACCTCAGCCTCGGCTTTTTGCTCGGACACCACCGCGCCGAGGTCGTACCTGCGCGGGATTACGTGGACGCGGCCGAACACGGAAAGGCCGTGGACCGGGGCGATCCCGCCGACCCTCTGAAACGCGGCAGGGCGGGGGTCGGCCGGCACCGTGCGAACACCGATGTTCATTCCGACCAGCTGCAGAGGGCGCGTGCTGATGGGGTCGAGGACGGCCGTAGCCAGGTTGACCGAGAAGTCGGTTCCGGAGACCAGGTTCAAGGGACCGGGGATGAGGACGGCAGTAGCCATCAGGCTCCCTTTCGGACCGAGAAGAACGGGAACAACATGTAATCTTGGCCGCCCAACTGGTAGATGTCGCCGGCGCTGTAGCCATTGCCCACGGCCTCGGTCCAGAACACGGTGGGCGGATAGCCGATTGGGGCCCAGCGATCTTGAGGGCTTGTCTCCACGAAGCAGTGCAATGGGAGCATGAGAGCGCCGCCGAACGCGCTCTGCAGAGTGCGCTCGCCCGGACCGCCCGAACCGTCGTCCCACAGGTACTGGTAGTTGACGTACTCGTCCTCTTCCATCCCACCCTGAGCGGCGAGGCACTTGTTTAGAGCGTCGCGCATGCGCCTGCCGGTCCAACCGTAGCCTTCGAGTTCGTCTTTGCAGTCGCCGATCCAGCGGCCCGAAAACGTCGCCGCATCTACGCGAACGAACGCGGTGCAATGGGTAAGGGCCGTTGAGCTGCCCATGGTCGAGGAGTCTTTATCCGTGTGGGACATGGGCGGGTAGGCGGTCAGGTCGATGCCGCGCCGATTGCCGGTCAAGATGTCGGCCGTTTCGGCGGTGTTGAGCCTCGCGCTCGAGCTCGCGAAGAAGTAGGGGAACGGCTCCGGCAACGATGCCCGCTCGAGGGACGGGCCCCATCCCATATGGCAGAAGATCCCCGCCGCGCGCTCGATCACGACGGTGATGTGATCATTGCCGTCGTCGAAGAAGTGATAGGCGGAGATCTGTCCCTGGGGCAGGTTCATGCCGCAACCCGATGTGGTCAGGTCGTAGGGCCGCATCGGGCCGCCCGGCTGAGCGTCCCAGGGACTCTCGCTGTCCCAACCGGTCCCCAGGTATAGGCCGATCCCGTAGCCGCCGTCGCCCAGGTCGTGGTAGCCGCCGCTGCCCTTGGTCCAGAGCCGCTCGTTCTCGGCCGCTCGGAGATTCACGTGTAGACTGCCTGCTTTCACCAAGTGGGCTCGCCAGCCCGTGCCGTCCTGTTCGGACTGGTTCACGGTCCACCCTTGGGCCGCGAGCCAGGCCACCAGTGTCTGCAGGAGGTTCGTGGGCGAATTGCTGATCCCGGTCTGGTAGGAAGCGGCCATCAGTCCAACCTCACGGCGCAGAAGTCGTCGCGGTCATTACGGAACACGTTGGGGATGACGATCCAATCGACCGCGCCTTGGCGGATCAGGGTCTCGGCTGTCAGGTCCTGGCCGGTGATCAGAGCGATGCCCGGCAGCTGACCCGGTGTGTTGTAGCCGTTGCCCACGTCTCCGAGCATGAGCATCACCGGCCACAAGTCGTAGGTCGCCCCGGGGCCTGGGTCGAGCTCGGACAGTCCGCATCGCGTGGGCCAGATGATGTGGTAGTAGATCTGCGGCGTGCTCGCGATCAGATCGGACTGTGTGCCCTCGACCGCCTTCCAGCCGCCGTCGATGTTCCGGACGCGTAGCTGCGTGTCCCACGGATCGCGCTCCCCGGTACCGACCGGGGCGCCGCCCACGTCGGCGTGGGTAAAGATGCGGTGGCGGTTGTCCATGAGCGACCACCGGTAGTCGACGTCATCCCACGTTGAGAACTCGCCGTGGGACATCGAGCCGCCCAGGACCAGCGGGTAGGGCCATTGGCCTGGGGAATAGTAGGGTTCGAGAAGTCCGAAAACCGCGATCTCGTACTGGGTGGAGATCTTGGCAATTACAATTGCACGGCGACCGTCGCAGATGAACCAGTACGGGATCGCCGCGTTCCAGAGCGGCAGGTAGAGGTTCCCCTGGAAGCCCGCCTGCTGGTAGAAGGTCGAGCCAGGAAGCCAGCCGTCCATGCCCGCGATCTCCCAGTCGTAGTAGTCCGCGTCCTGGCGCTCGAAACCATGGATGCCGATGTAGATCTGGGATACTCCATCGTTCCCCGGGGCCATCCAGGCGTACTCGTGGAAGCACGCATCGACGCCGTCTGATTGCCGGAACATGCGCAGGCTGCCCATGTGCAGCTGGGTGTAGCGCAGCCCGGTGATGTGCCATCGGTAGCGGGTTGCTTCGACCGGCGAGGCGATGGTGAAGGTCTTCGGGATGCCATTGTAGAAGATGGCCCCGGTGCGCGAGTCGAGCGTCACCCAGCTTGCGCCGTCCCAGTATTGCATCTCCCAGTCGTCGGGGGCCGACCCGGTGGTGTCGTGCAGGGTCAACTCATAGGCGGCGATGGTCACCGGCTCGAAGAATGTGATCTCCACCTCCTGGGGCAGCGTGACCGTCGTGTAGATGTTCCAGGAACGGCTCGTGAGGCTTGAGGTGTTGAACGGCCAGATATCGAGCTTTCCATCCACAAGGTTCTGGACGGCGTACGTGCCCTCGTTGCCCTGAGTGGCCACGAGCCGACAGCCGCGGGAGCGACGCAGGCTGGTCCACTTGGGGGCGGTTGATAGAACGAACTGATCGCCAGGGGCAAAGGCCGTTGTCCCGGTTGTGATGAGGAATTCCAGGTTGGTGTGGGCGAACGGCGTTCCGACTGTCGCAGTACCGATCGAGCCCGAGACTGTGCCGACCACGTCGAAGGACGTGGGCGAGGTCGCCATGATCGTGAAAGTCTCGGCCACTGACGATGCTCCGCCCGAGTAGTTGGTCATCCGACCATCGCCGGTCCCCGCGTAGGTGAGCCCGAAAGCCGATCCCTTCGCGGTCAGGAAAGTGTTCAGCCGCTCAGCGAGGTCGTTGTAGTCGGTGGCGGTTCCGGTGGTGAACATAGCTCACGTCCCCAGGGCCGAGCGGATCGCCCGGCGGTTCTTCGCCATGGCCTTGACCAGGATGCGCTGGCCGGCGGGACTCTCGAGGTGGCGGAGGATCAGCCCTTCTTCCAGGCCGATCAGCAGCTGGCTGTCCTTGGAGGCCTTCGGGTCCGCAGGGGCGGGCGCATCGACCAGACCGCCCTCAGCAAACCTTGGCACGGGGGCTTCGATCATGACCGGGGTCGAGACCAGGGCCTGAGCCCCGCGGCGGTTCAGTTCATCGAGATGACGCAGGACGCCGGGTTCGCGGACCACGGCGGCGCGGACCAAATACTCGCCGCGGGAGAACCAGGCGAGGTTGGAATCGGACGTGCCGGTGCCGATCCCGCCCAGGACGCCGCCGCCGGCCTTCGTTTCAGCGCCGCCGACTTGGCCGCCGCCGCCGAACACCCCAGCGATCTTCTTGATGATCGCGGTGGCCAGAAGCTGCGCGGCCATGCGCTTGAGGTCGGCGATGATCGACAGAGCCATGTCCCGGAACGCATCGCCGAGAGACTTCGCGCCGGTGATCCCGGTGTCGAAGAACTCGGTCAGGGCATCGCGACCGCTGTCCAGGGCGGTCTTGCCGAAGGCGGCGAATGAGACGCGGGCGCCCTCGACCGCGAACCCGAGGTCGCGCACTGCCTCGGTGAAGCCCCGAGCCTGGGCGATGCGCTCGGGGTCGCCGGTGGCCCAGGCCGCCTGTTCCAGTGCCGTGGCCAGACTCTGCAGGGCAACCAGACGCTCGGATTCGATTGCCAGGATCTGCTGCTCGCCCTCGACCTGGGACAGCAGGCCCGCCGAGACGCGGGCTTGGATCTCGGAGCGGGCGGCGTCCAGGTCGGCCAGCGCGGCTTCGGCCTGCCGCTTGGCCTCGTCGAAGTTGGCGCCGGACTCCATCGATCGGCGCAGCTTACCCAGTGTCGCCTCACGCTCCGCGTCGGACGCACCCTGCTTCTTGAGGAGCAGGTCAGCTCGCCGGATCTCCTCATCGATGCCCAGTAGTGCAGCTTCGTGGCGGCGTCCCTGGGCCTCGAGCAGAGTTTTCTCCAGGGCGAGCCGCTCCTCGGCAATCTTCTGGACAGCCTCGCGCTCTTCGAATAGCAGCGCCGCGATGCGTTCCTCCTGAGTCGCACGGGCCTTGGTCAGTTCCGCATCGATCTTCTCCTGCTCCTGCAGGCGACGACTCGGATCGACCTCGCTGTCGAGCAACTCACGCTTCTGCTCGAGGACCTCGACCTCCTTGGCGAATTCCTCCTCGGCCGCCCGGCGGCGATTCTCGTAGTAGGAGCGGACGTCCTTGAGGCCCTCCTCGAACGCGCGCTTCTCCGCGGCGTTCCGCAGGCTTGCCATCGAGCGGACGAGTGCCAGCTCGCGATCGAGAGACATCTGCAGGGCCTGCGCGCGCTTGGCCTCCAGCGCAGCGGGGTCTTCGGGAACGTCCCCTGCGGGAGCCTCCGGCCGCGCGGTGGGACCGGTCGGCGCGGCGATTGTCAGCTCGAACCGGGCCTTCAGCCGCTCGAAAAGCGCGGTCTGCTCGGCGCTGATCGCTTCGCCGGCACTCTTGATGTAGGTCTTGGCCTCGTCGAGGTTGCCATGCAGCAGGGCCCAGGCTGCACGCACGCTCGAGTCGATTCGCATCATCACGAACGAGAGCGCCGTGCCCACGATGTCGAACGCCGACGAGACGACTGCGACGATGAACTTGAGCACGAACCCGATGCCCTGGCCGAACTTCTCCCAGGCCTCGGTCGTCTGCTTCAGGTCGCCGCTCATGATCTGCAGCGCCTGGGACAACTGAGGCACGAGGCCTGCGGCGAGCCGTGCGCCGAGCCCTTCGCTCTGAGCCTTCAGGAGCTCGAAGTCGTCGTTCATCTGCCGGGCCGACTCTGCCAGCCGAGTGTCGACCAGGACTCCCAACTCGCGGGCTCGCTCGATGACCCCACCAAGGCCTTCATCCGCGAGTGCGTTCATCGTGGGGATGAGGTTCGCGCCGGCCCGCCCGAAGATGTCCATCGCCACCTTGGTTCTCTCCAGGGGCGACGGCAGGGCGGTGATCCGCTGGGACAGGAGCTCGAAGATCTGGACCGAGTCCTTGCCCTTGAAGTCGGCCAGAGTGAGGCCGAGGTCGCGCAGCGTCGCGGTGGCCTTGGGATTCCCCTCGGCCGCCTCGCCGATGAACTTGTTCTGCTTGGCCAACGCGGCGCCCATCTCCTCGAGGCTCGAGGCCGAGGTGCGGGCGACCAGGTGCAGGGCGGACAGGTTTTCGGTCGAGGCTCCGACCTTCTGGCCCAGCTTCTGGATCTGATCGGCGGCATTCACCGACGACTGGATCCACTGCTGGAACTGGCGCACGCCGAGGACGACGCCGAGGCCGCTAAGGAGGGAGGACGTTGAGCCCAGGACGCGGTTTAGGCCGAGGAACCCGCGGGACTGTTTCGCCGAGGCCTTCTCGCCTTCGGCCTGAACCTTCTTGAGAGCGGCCACGACCTCGGCGACGCCTTCGGCCGACAGCCGGACTCGCACATCAGGGGTGGCCATCGGTGGACCTTCCTCTCAGGATATCGGGCACGGCCGGCGGCCGCGGCCGCGATCCCTTGGCGCTGTGCGGGGCCAGGACGCACCAACAGAGGAACCTGTGGCGGTAGTCCTCGAGCGCCTGCTCTCGCATCAGCCGGCGGTAGGACGCGAGGGCGACCCGGAGCGGCCAGTGGACGATCCGCTCCGCTCGGTCGTGATCGCCCGCGGCGAGCTCCCGGACGAGTTCGGTCCATGGGCCGTACCGGCCGGGCGCGCCCGGCTGTCCTCGGTGGTCGGGATCGCCTCGGCGGAGGATGTCGTCGAAGTCCACAAAGAGACGATCCCGCTCTCGAAAAAAGAGACGAGCAGCGACAGGACGAGGCCGCGCACCTCCGCCTTGTCCTTGGGGCCCCGAAGCTGTCCGAGGAATTGGGCGGTCTCCTGGCCCATCTCCGGGGTCCAGGCCTCCCCGGGGTCCCGGTCTTGGGGTGCTTTGTCCTCCGGGACCAGGAGGCACCCGAGGAGGTCGAGGATCACGCCGCTCTCGATCGTGACCTCGAGCAGCCGCCGGGCGAAGGCTTCGGGGCTCTCGCCGGGCTGCATGACCACCTCGTCGATCCTGGCCCGCTTGACGAGCGCCAGGAATCGGAAGTCCTGCTCGACGGTGGACTCGCGCAGCGGCAGGAACGTGCGGCCGCCGATCGTGTGCTTCTCGTTCATCACGCGATCCTGATCAGCCGGTAGTGCGGCTCATTCGGGTGGTTGACGGCGTCGGACTCGATGTCGCCGGTGAGGGTGAAGCTCGAGTACTCATCGGAGATGAATCCGATCGCACCGTCGGCTCGCACCGATGCGCGCCAGATCTCGCACTCGTACTTGGGGCCCCGGGCCGGGTCGCCGATGAAGCGGAGGTACCCCTTGACCGAGGTCTGGTTCATGCCGCGGACGGTTTGGAGCGCGATCGTCGCGTAGGTGAAATCGACCTCAATGTCGGAGCCGTCCGTGATCGCGCCCCCCTCGATTATGTAGATGCGGCCCGTGATCGCGTCGACCTTGTAGTCGGTGCCCTCCACGTACGTGGTGGCGCCGCCATCGGTCACGGTGACCAAACTCACCTGCCGCTTGGAGAGCGCGTAGTAGCGACCCTGGAGGACGTTCGCGATTGCCTCGCTCGTGACCGAGGAGCCCGTTTGCGAGAACGTCGAAGTGTCTCCGAAGAGCGCCATCGCGAGGTTCTCCTTTGAGAACTCATCGCCCACGATCCGCAGCGCGAGCGTGGTCCGCAGCACATCCGAAGCGATGAGGTCGGCCGCCTTGTCCGCGCTCGAGTACTTCTTGATGTCCTCGGAGGTCGGCGTGACCTCGAAGGTCGGGCAGTTGCCGAGGAAGAGTTCACCCGTCCTCGCGCCGGTCGAGTCGAAGCGATCGAAGTAGATCTTGCCCCGGCCGAGCAAGATGTTGTTGCCATTCACGACCTCGGGCATATTCTCCTCCTACGTGACCTGTTCCGCGTCGTCAGCGCGGGACTGGTACTGGATCCGAAACGTCATCGTGGAGCGGCAGAACGACGTTTCCGCCTGCTCGTACTCGAACTTCGTGCCGACCTCGTCGGCGGGATGATTCGCAAGCCCGCCCAAGGTCCCGACGGCGCCAAGCGCCTTCGTGGCCCAAGCGAGGATCGGGTCGGCCGCCTTGTCGGGCTCCTCGCCGGCGCCGGCCTTGGTCAGGACCTCTATAATAAGGAGGACGGACCTTCGGACGACGGGTCCGCGACTCACGCCGCCTGCCTTGAGGTCCCGCATCGTCTCGACCGTCTCGGCCGCCTGGTAGACCGTGAGCGCCGGGAGCTGATCTGCGCTGGGGGAGTCGAGGCGCGTCCGCACGGGAGCGGGCACGCCCGGCGGCGCGCCGGTGGCGAGTGCTGTCACGGCGGCCGCGGCGATCTGCTCGCGGATCGTGCTCATGGCTTCCTCAGGGCGAGTCGGGTCATTGCCCCGTCTCCGTACGGAAGAACCTTCAGGACGATGTAGCTCGCGCCGCCAACGGTGATCGGTACGCCGGAAACAAGACCGGGGAGGGTCCCACTCTGAACATGGATAACCTCGTCGGCCGCGACGACCGCGGGCATCTCGCCGCCCAGAAGCTCCGCAGCTTCCCGGTCAAGCATGCCGGTCACGGTGGTCGCTCCGAGCGTCACTTGGGCGCCGCCCCCGGCAGCTGCCAGGTCGGCAAGCATCGACGCGATGTCAGACTCACCCAGGAACGTCATGGGTCAGCTCGCTTTCTCGATCCCCACGAACTCCACGCCGAAGTCGAACGACGGCGTGGTCCCCGCGATCGTGCCGATGACCCGCACGTAGCGCTTGAGATCCGAGACGTTGATCCTCTTGACCTGAACGCCGGCCGACCCGGCAACATCGGTCACTTGCGTGAACGCTCCGCCGGTGACGTCCTCGTAGGTCGAGTCGTCGTCGGAGTGCTGGAGCTTCACGTCGAGCGTCGGGTTCGTCCCCGTGCCCGCGGAGGCGTTCAAGACGACGAGCGCGACACCCTCGTAGGCGAGGACGTCGATCCCCGTACCGGTGAGAGAGGACGTGCGTCGCGCCGCCGCGGCGAGCACGAGCCCGACCGCCTGAGCCAGAGCATTAAGCAGGTGAGTCATTTGGGTCTACCTCCCGCCGGTCCTGGACCGGCCTCTGCGCGCCGCCACCGGCGCTTCTTCGATGATAGGATCCCGGCTCTCGAACGTCGAGTCCTGGTGAGTGACAACCGCGGGCCCCGCCGGCTCCTCCGCTTCCTCGGTCTCCGGCTCGGAATTCGGCGCGTTCGAGACGATCCGCGCGTAGCCCATCCGAACCTTCTTCCGGGCGTCGGCCATCGAGAGATCCCGCGGGGCCACGAGGACCTGGCCCGGGTAGACGTCGTTTCCTTCGCCGCCCAGGCAGTGGCCCGTCGTGATCTCGATCGTGAGCGTCTGGTCCGCCATGCGTTCCTTCCCTTGGCGCCCGCTACGAGATGGTGGCGCCGGTGCCCTTGACGAACGACTCGCCTCGGCGAACCGCGGTGTCGCCCATCGAGTAGCTCGTGATGAGGATCTGTCCCCGCGCCGCCTTGGTGAGGACGTCGACCACGATCTCGAAGTCGTTACCCCACATGCCGATGAGGAGATCCTGCCAGTTGGCGAAGATGAGGCCGTGCTCGCTACCGCCGGCGCCGAGAGTCTTCGAGATCTGATTCGTGGTGCGGGCCGGGTAGCCGCCGAGCTCGCCCTCGCGGTAGGTACCCGTCCAGAGGAAGACCGGGTAGCCGGAGACGAGCGGCGTGCGCTTCAGCACTCCCGCCATGAGCGGCGTCGTCATCCAGGAGAGGGCCCCGAGGTCGGCGTTCTTGTCGGCCACGAGGGCCGGCATCGTCGTGATGTCCTCGAGGTCGGGCACGCCCCCCACCGGATGCGAGAGGACGTCGGCCGCGGAGTAGATCCCGACCGGCTGCTTGTCGGTGCCCTTGCCGTGCAGCGCTCCGAGATCGAGGGCCAAACCGTGGCCGATCGCAAGGTCGCTCCGAACGTCCGCCTCGACGTCGATCGAGGACATGACGAGGAGTTGCCGCGGGATCTGGACCTGGCCGATCAGCGTCTTCGGGGAAAGCGACACGTAGCCGTAGGCGGGCTCGGACTGCTGCGCGTCGGCCGGGGGATTCTCCTCCATCCAGGTGACCGAAGGCGCGCCCGTCTTTTTGTTGAAGTAGACAACGCCCTGGAGCCCCGGGTAGAGCCGCGCGCCGGCGATGAGGACGAGCGCGCGGTTACGCAGCAAATCGATCATATCGGGCATGACCTGCTGACCGACGAGCGTTGCGCCGCCCGTGGGCTGGGTCGTGCCGAGAACACGTGCCTCTCCCGCGTCATCGTCGCGGAGCCGCCAGGGGATTAGGATACCACCGTGGTCCGCGCCGGTCCGGTGCTTGGAGAGTTCCTCGTGGACCTCGGCCTCGAGTCCGTCGTAGCGGCTGCGCTTGCCGTCCATAATCTCGGCCTGCATCCTGATCGCGCGGTGGACCGAGTAGCGCTTCCGGTCTTTGGCCGGCATCGCGGCGAGCGATTCGGCCGAAGGCTGCGCGGGCCCGTGGGTGCGCACCGCCTTCAGGATCTCGCGCGAAACTTGATCGGGCGTGAGGCCCTGGCGGATCCATCCGACCGCCCGGTCGGTTACGCCATGAACCTGGGCCATCTCCATGATCTCGGCGGCCTCGGCGCCGCGATCGCGGACCTCGGCCGATGCCGATGGAGCCGCCGCGGGCGGTGCGACCGCTGCGAGCGGTGCAACCGCCGCCGGCGTTGCCGGAGTCTCGGTGCCCTTCACGGGCGGGATTCCTTCGACATTCATTGAACGCTCTCCTTCCATGACGGTGCACCCGCTCATGGCGGGTTCCTCAATCGTGAACTCGACCAGGTCGACGTCGGCGCCCGCGCGTGCTTCCGAGCGCGTACGGCCGAAACCGACCTTGTAGTCGGCTGGTATGGGTTCGGTGGAGACCTCGTAGGGCATCCAGCGGCAGCGGTACGTGGCGATGCCGGTCTTGTTGTCCTTCGACACCAGCTCCATCGAGAGGACCTGGTAGCCGACCGACACCGTCTTGATGTGTCCCTCGCGGAGCATCGTCTCCTGCTCCTGCCCCAAGGGGATCGAGGAGAAGGCCGCCATGCCGCGGAGGCGCTTCTTCTTCTCGTCGAGCGTGACCTCGTTCACGGATCCGAAGTGCAGGAGCCGCTGGTGGGACTTGATGAGTGGAAGTCCGTTCTTCGCCCGCGAGAGGTCGATGTCGCCGGGGGCGTGAGAGAGGACCTCGTCGTAGTCCTCCCAGGTGTCCCACGAGAAGCGGCGGACCGGCGCTTCGCTCGAGAATGAGAGGGGGTAGAGGCGCCCCTCGCCGCCATCGGCGCGGGGTTCGACCTCGACCTCGAAGTTCCTGTACTGGATCCGCGGCACCTTGACGGTACGGATGGTCGCGGGTCCGGATGCGATTGCCGTACTCATAACACCAGTGATGACGCATCCGGAGAAACGCGACCAATCTAAATGTCATTTAGATTGGTCGAGAGTTCGGCCGGGTGGCAACGTGGTCGCATGACACAGGAACTTTCTGCACTCCCCGAGTCCTTCGCCGCGGGTACGACCGTCAAGTACCGCAGGCGACTCGGCGACTACCCCGCCGGTGCTGGCTGGACGCTCACGCTCCATCTCGCCGGCGCAAGCGTCCTCGCGAAGACCGCCGTAGCCGACGGCAATGACTTCCTCGTCACCATCGAGGCCACGGATACCGACAGCGATTTCGCAGCGGGCCTCTACAAGTGGGTCGAGCGGGTCTCGAACGCCGGCGGCGAAGTCTACGAGGTGGGCCGTGGCACCGTCACGGTGCTATCCAACCTGGCCGAAGCCTCTGAGGGCAGCGAGCAGGAGTGGATTGAACGGGCGATCGCCATGCTTCGCGCCCACATCGAGGGACGGCTCCCCGCAGGGATGGAGAGTTACCAGATCGCCGGCCGCGTCGTCGCGAAGATGCCAATCAAGGAGGCGGTAGCGCTACTGGCTACGTTCGAGTCACGCCTCGCGCGGCTCAAGAGCCCCGACTTCGTGACGCGTCCGGTACTCGTCTCGTTCACCAAGCCGGGGTTCGACCGATGAAGCGACCGCTACACAAACGCCTCGGTCGCGCGTTCCGTCTCGCCTGGCGGGAGCTCCGTGGCCAGCGCGGCGTGTTCGACGGAGCGGGCGTACACCGGCTCTTGCTGGACTGGATCGCCCAGACCAGGTCCGCCGACGAGGAAGTGCGCGGTGACATCCGCATGCTGCGCGCCCGCGCCCGCGAGCTCGGCCGCAACAACAGCTACGTCAAACGCTACTTCCGGCTGCTCTCAACCAACGTCATCGGACCGATGGGCATCAAACTCCAGGCCCAGGTCTGGGCCGGTGATGAGCCCGACACCAAGACCAACGCCGCCATCGAAGCGGTATGGAATGCCTGGGCCAGTAGCCCGGTCACGACTGACGGTCGGCTGACGCTTCGCCGCTTCGAGAAGTTGATCATCAAGACCATGGCGTGCGACGGCGAAGCCTTCGTCCGCCTGTGGCGCGGCTTCGAGGGCAACGCTCACGGCTTGGCCCTGCAAGCGATCGACGCGGACCTGATTGACGAGACTTACAACCGGCCCCGCCGCGGCACGCAGAACGAGATCCGCATGGGCGTGGAAGTCGACGCCATCGGTCGGCCGGTCGGCTACTGGGTCTGGGACGCGGTAGGCACGGATCTGATGCGTGAGCGCTACTTCGTCCCGGCCGCGGAGATGCTCCACCTTTACGACCCTGAGCGCGTGAATCAGACCCGGGGCGTGACCTGGGTCCACTCGGTCATGGTCCCCGCGCACATGCTGAACGCCTACGAGGAAAGCGAGGCGGTCGCGGCGAGAATCGGCGCATCGAAGATGGGCCTCTTCGAAAAGCGGATCGACTCGGTGGCCGGGGATCTCGCAAGCGAGCAGAAACCCGCCACGATGGAGGCGAACCCGGGCACGTTCGAGATCGTCCCGGACGGCTACGAGTTCAAGGCTTGGGAGCCCGAGCATCCGACGGCGCAGTTCCCGGCGTTCATCAAGCAGATGCTCCGGAAGATCGCTTCGGGGTTCAGCGTCTTCTATAACGTGCTCGCGAACGACGCCGAGGGAGTGAGCTACTCCACGATGCGCAGCTTCGCGCTCGTTGAGCGCGACGACTGGCGCTCCATCCAGCAGGACTTCATCGACATGTGGCGCCGGCCGCTGTACGCGGCTTGGCTCAGCATGGCGCTGCTCACGGGGAGCCTGAAGCTTGCCTCACGCGATCCCTCCCGCTACGCGGCAGTCCGGCATCGTCCGCGTGGCTGGCAGTGGATCGATCCGGAGAAGGAAGCCCGCGCGGCGGTGCTCTCGATTCAGAACGGCCTGGGAACAAGGACCGGCTTCTTGGCCGAGAAGGGCGAGGACATCGAGGACGTTTTCGCGGAGCTCGCCCGGGAGCAGGCGCTCGCCGAAGAGTACGGGATCAGCGTTTCCGGTGAAGTGCCGGCGAGTCAGAAGGAGCCGGTCGAGGAATCCGACGAGGCCCCCGGCGGCGAAGAATCGAGCAAGAAGAGCGGTAGCGCCAACGAGGCCCGCTAAAGGGCGCGGCGCATCGCGATGTGCGCCCCGAAGTGAGGGGCGGAACCGAAAGGAGAGGTCGTGACGAAGATCGTGATCTGCATCGTGATTCTAATCATGTCCGTGACGTGGCCCCCTTCGCCTGGTCTCGCTGCCCAGGATGGGGCCCGAGCAAGCGCCACCGGCTGGGTGCCCTTCTACGGCTCCGGTCCTGTTGGATCGAAGAAGGCGCATATCCTCGACATGTACGCGCTGCCCGAAATGGGAACGGTCTACATGTCCTTCTGGTCCTACAACGCCGCCACGGGCACATGGTCGAAGCTAAAGCCGAACGTGGCCTTGGGAGACTCGGTCTTCACTCTGCGCGAAGGTTTACCTGTGCGCTTTATCTTCGCGCCGAACGCACCGGACGCCGCCTTTCTCTCGGGCGAGGGAAGAGCGGACCTCATGTGGGAGTGACTGCCATGCGGTATGCAATTCGGTGGTTGGTCGTGGTGTGCCTCTCCGCGGTGGCGGCGCCCGGGGTGACCTGGGCGCAGTACGGAGGCGCTTTGCACAATGGCGGCTGGGCCAACGGAATGGGTGTGCCCCTGCCGCCACGCGCGGCGGAAACACCTGCACCGATCGTTCTGGCCTTGATGCCCCAGACGTCCTACACGGCCGGCGGCACAAACGCATTCGCCGACCTGTTTCTCAATGCCCCGCTGTCCGAAGCCAGAGGGAGGATACGAGTCGTCCGTGTCAGCGACTCCGTGATCATAGCGACGAGTGGTTGGACAAGCACGCTGAACAATCGAGTGACCATTTCCGGCTTGGTGGTTGGGACGACGTACCGCGTCCAGGTACAGCTCGAGGCCTTGACTCCAGCGTGGGTGAGCGTGCCCTGGACCACGATGATTGCCTCGTACGTTCAGCCGAGCAAAAACGATCCGCTTTATGAGTGGGAGTTTCAGACCTATTAATGGCTGCGGCGCTGGAGGGTATTCGATGGAGTTGGCATTCGAGGTAGCGCGCAGTCTGGGACTCGGCGGCCTCGGGCTCATGGCGACGATGCTGGCCGTGAAGCTGGCCATCCAGGCGGTCGAGCTCGCAAGGAACCAGATCTGGCGCCGAAGTGCGAGCAACGGAACGAAGGTGGCCTTCGACGAGCTCAAGGTCGTCTGCCCGTTGGCGCCGGGGAGGCACTCCCTGGACGACATCCACGAGGTCCTGATCCAGATCCGCAGCGGCATGGAGCGGCTGAACGAAACGCAGAAGGAGATCGAGTCCGACATGAAAGACCGCAGCGAGCGCTTGTGCGACATCCTCGGCGCATTGCGACTCGAACTGGCCCGAAGGGAGGGTTGAGGTGACCAGTAGGGAACTCTTTAACCGGGCAATCCAGGTCGTCCTCGAACACGAGGGAGAGACGTACACCGACAACCCGCTCGACCACGGCGGCCCCACCAAGTTCGGGATCGCTCAGCGCTGGAATCCCGACCTGGACGTCGAGAACCTGACCCGGGTCCAGGCGATCGAAGTCTACTGGGAGCGCTATTGGCACGGTCACCGGTACGAGTTCCTGCCCGAGGTGATCGCCATCAAGGTCTTCGACCTGGCCGTCAACTTGGGGCACAAGACCGCGGTGACGTGTCTGCAGCGCGCGCTTCACGCTTGCGGTCTGCATGTAACGATCGATGGGTTACTCGGGACGGAGACCTGCGGGGCCGCGACGCAGGCCGACCAAACAGCGCTCATGGCTGCGCTGCGGTCGGAAGCGGCTGGAGAGTACCGGCTCCGGGTCGCTCGCAGCCCAGATCAGGTTGTGTTCCAGGGCGGCTGGCTGAACCGGGCCTATGCCTGAAAGGAGTCACGATGGTTGGAGAGATTCTGGGCATTCTGGGTAAAATCGCTGGCACGGTCGCCGAGCGCATCTTCCCGAACCCTGAGCACGAGCTGAAGCGGCTGGAGCTACAGCAAGCGCTGCAGGCCGCTGTCTTGGAGCGAACCGCCGAGATCGAAAAGGCCGCCGCCGAGGTCGTCAAGACCGAGGCGCAGGGCCAGAGTTGGCTCCAGCGCACTTGGCGGCCGATCACCATGCTCACCTTCGTGGCCCTCATCGTCGCGCGCTGGCTCGGGTGGTCGGCGCCCAACCTGGCCGAGGCCGAGGCTCTCAAGCTCTGGGACATCGTTGAGATCGGGCTCGGCGGGTACGTGATCGGGCGGTCGGCGGAGAAGGTGCTGCCCATGCTCCTGGAGCCGCTGAAGAGGGGCTGAGCGGGTTCTTCTTTGCCTCCCCTGGCCTCATTGAGCAGGTAATCCACTGAAAACGCTTGACTTAGTCGAACCATCCCAGTCCTGATTCTGATATCTTCGGGGTCACCCCCCGCCTTAAGGGGGTACGGGGGAGTGAGCAGAACTCCTCCTGACTGCTGAAAGGCATTGACACGAGAGAGGCAGCACTGCTATGAAAAAACCGTGGTTATCCGACAATAGCACGAATAAGCCTGAAAAGGACGGCCGAATAAGATGGAAAACCGCTGGTTCTCAGTTGACGAAATCGCAGCCCACCTCGGCGTCAGCCGGGATACCGTCTACCGATGGATCGACCATCGGAGGCTACCAGCGCACAAGATCGGCCGCCTGTGGAAGTTCAACAAGGACGAAATCGACGAATGGGTCCGCGTCGGGCACACCGCGGACGACAACGAACACCCCACGCGGAAGTCCAGCGGGAAGAAGTAA